CGACAAATTACCGTGCGGATTACGTTCCTGACAACGATGGTATCGTTGTTGATCTTTCCGATCACGCTGACGCCCTCATGAACTATGAGGACATATCCTCACGTCTCAGCGTCGAGCAAGAACAGAAGCTCGTAGACTACGTGCGCTCTGCGATGCAGATGTCATACGACCGCATCTCCAAACGCTACGAGCATTGGAAGCAAGCTGACCGAGCGCATGACGTTTACGTACGTCCCGACGCCACGCAGTTCCGCGAGAAGGCGGTCATTGCAGATACTCGTGCGATCTCCGACACGGTTCACACCTACCTGATGGCTGCCCTTACGGGCCGCAATCCAATGTTCCAGTTGGAGGGTCTCAACAGGAAATCGCGCAAGTCATCACAGATCATTGAACGCCTACTACACCAACAGATGCGCCGCACAGCAGGGGAGGCTCGAATTGCCCAACACCTTCTGGACAGTATTCGGTACGGATACGCCCCCACAAAAGTTACGTGGGATGCTTCAAGCAAGACGAACAAGATCACCAACTTCGACCCGCGCCGCGTATTCCACGACCCCCGCGTCCAGTGGGGAGATTGGGAGAGGATGCAGTACATCATCTTTTCTGATTTCTCATCTTATGACGCTCTCCTCCAGACGGGCATGTACCCTAAACTCAAAGAGTACCCCGCCCTCCGAAACAAGTTCGCCGCTCCGACTGGTGGGTGGGACGGACATAAGTGGCATAAAGAAGCCGGACGAGGACTAAGTATTGACCCCGCAGAGCGCAACGCTCGCGGTGGCGGCACCTTCTTTGCATTGGGTGACAGCCGTATCATCGACGAGAGCTGGATACGTCTAGCTGGGTACGAGATTGGTGTCCCGCAAATAGAACAGTTGTGGATGTGCATCACCGTTCTCGACGAGAACGTCATCATCCGTTGCCAACTAAACCCTTACGGCAGGCAGTTTCCTGTTGTAATCGGCGGCCTGTACCACGACGCGCATAAGACCTACTCCCAGTCGCTTTATGACATCCTCCTCCCACTACATGATGTCGCGACATGGCTGTTGCGCAGCCGCATCGACAACGTACAGGCCGCTTTGACCAATCTTATGTTCGTTGACCCCACTCAAGTCGCTATCGGAGACCTCATAGACCGCAATGCGCACGGCATTGTACGCACTATGCCTGGTGTTAAGCCTGGTGATGGCGTGTTTATCGCCAACGTCCCCGACGTTACGCGAGGTCATTGGAACGATATCGAGGCAATGTCGGGCCTAAAGCAGCGTTTATCCGCCGCTTCCGACGCTCAACAGGGTATGCCAACCGCAGAAGGCGGCGTACGCACAGCAACAGAGATACAGCGCCTTACCCAACTGGGCTCTCAGCGCCTTGGCGTACTCGCGCGTACTATCAGTGCCACTTCCGTACGGCCAATGGCCCGCATGATGGTAGCCAACGTGCAGGATTTCTTTGCTGCTGAAAGCTCTATCCGCATTGGCGAGCAAGACAATGCCCCATCACTGCGTGGCATGGTCAGCGACGGATACCTCGACTTCAAGCTGTCAGACATCCAAGGCGAAATCGACTACCTCGTCGTAGACGGCACCTTACCACTTGAGCCAACCCGCAATGCTGAGACTTGGATCACCATGCTCAAGACCCTCAACGAGACGGGTCTCGCGATGGAGTACAACTCAGGCAAGATCGTCGAGGAGGCCATCCGCTCTATGGGTGTCTCAGACTTGGATCAGTTCAAAATATCCAAAGAGCAGCAGGCCGAGGGGCCAACCAAGTCGCAAGAAATGATGATTGCGGAAAAAGCCCGTGGCGCATCCGTACAGCCGCAGCAACAGATCGAGAGTGAAGTTCAAAGGGGCAATCTCATACCAATGCAGGAGGCGCAGCGCCGATGAGCAACCCCATAAATAGCAGTGTTTGGGCAACCCAGGTTGACGCAGTGATACGCGACTTCGTGAATGCTCGCATCCATGAAGAATTAAAGCCAGTACGGGACGACACCGAGGCGCTTCGCGGTGCATTGTTGCGAATAAGAGAAGCGTCCCAGTCTGACATGGGCACGCTGACCGCAAGAGTAAATGACGCAGAAGAGCTCATAAAAATGTCGTCATGGCGGGTGGCAAAGCTCCGCTCCCTAGCGACTGAAGAGGAATAAGGATGGCACGCACCCGCGTCCCCAGTGAACAGTTAAACTTCCGCTCCGCGAATACCGGAGTTCATCTTCTTGATACGTATCTTGAAGATGCGGAGATGGGCAGCCTCACTCTTGCTCAACTCATGGGTAAGTTGTTCGATGAAACTACGGGCGACATAGACGCATTCTCCTTTCAGTACAGCAACGAGGACAACCTACAGACGCTAAAGCTACGCATCGGTGGTTCAGAAGCTCCGTACCTAGAGGTTGCCAGCTTCACTGATCTCTTTACTGATCTAGCCGCCTTCAAGTCTACGGCTCTTTCAGACATGGAAGTAAAGCGCGCTAACGCCCAGACCAGTGCAGAGAATGCTCTGGCTTCTGAGTTAGACGCGGAAGCAGCCAACACCTCATCTATTGCGGCGAAGCAAGCATCTGAGGCTGCGCGGGACTTGTCCCAAACTTATGCCAACCAAGCATTCCAAACCACACCTACCGTGATCCAGCAGGGCATATTGCTGGCGCAGCTTCACGGTGAATTGTTCAACGGGAGTTCTCTCTAATGCCAAATATTTCGGTATCAAACCAGCAGGCTCTCGCAGACGAACTTGCCCAGCGACTAACAACACTAACTGCATCCACGCCGAACGCCGACTTGGTTTATCTGGCGAGGATGATCGAAATCTTCAACGGCAACGCAAACCTATCTGCTGTTTCCGCTGAAGGCGACACTCAGATTGCCAACATTACGAACGTGAGTTCGCAAAAGGTTACGAGCGTAACGCAAGAGGGTAACACCCAAATCACCGCCGTGCAGCAAGCATCCCTCACGGAGCAAGCGGCTCTCAATGGTCTTCAGACAAGCATCCAGTCAGCGTTAAACGCTTACCAGATGTCTCCGTCGAAGGTCTTTTTTCTGTCACAAAGCTAAACGAGGAATACCATGCCAAACGGATTATTAGGAAAGAAGGTTGTAAACGCTCGCGACACGGAAGTTGTGTATACAGTTCCGTCAGCTCGCACGTCTACATTCAACCTCAACGTACTAAACAACGGAACCAGCACGGCGACCGTAAATGTTTACGTATCAGACAAGGTGTACCAAACACGCGACTTTGAGGACTACCTCGCCCCTCTGAACTATAACAAGACTTGGGTTGCCGCTGACACGGCCAACACACTCGGCCTTGTCGGACAGAGCACATCTAAGATGATGACCGCAATGAAGACCACTCCTGTGGAGCCTGCCTCAGCTAACACGGCCTCTTCACCCATCACGGGCAAGAAGATCGAGACACTGCAAGAGGCGAACGCTGACGGCAACTTCTTCTTGGTAAGTTCTCCTGCGGCAGTCGGAAACCCGCTGCCATTCTATACGGCAGGCGCATTGTACGTACGTTCCGCCCCCGATGGCGGCGTTTACACGTTCGATAACTTCTTCTCTGGCGGCGCTGCAACCACAGCTTCCACAAACTACGGTCAGACAGCAACAGACAACGTGCTTTGGGCCACGAACGAGAACGCAAACTTCGCGATGTCTTACGTACAGGGTGTTCCTGGCGGCGCAGGCTCCGTGGTCAATTCAATCGCAGACTACCGCGTCACCACAGCCACGTACAACACTGCCTTCACATGGGGCTTGGGCGCGATCAGCAAGATTGCTGGCCTCAAGACTGCGGAAGAACGCTTCATCATTGGCACCACTACTGGCTTCAACTATATGTCTAACGACGCTACGCCAGAAACACAGGCTGAGTTCCAATCCAACACGATGTCCCCGCCGTCAGGCATAACTGGGTTTATGATTGGTGCGGCAGCGATTGAAGGTTCAACCGTCAACGAGGGCAACATCTTCATCGCCTACTCCGGCAACAAGGTTGCGTACGCTGCGTACACGGCAGCGGCTCCGTTCCCAACCACAGGCTACAGCACATTCGATTTCCCATCGGGAGTTGTTTACACTGACGTTGTTGATGTCAAGTCAGAGGGTACGAGCTTAGTTATTGTTACTTCTACGGGCTACAAGTACAGCACGTTAGACCTTGGCATCACATGGACTGGCTCCAAGAACTACGCGGCAATGCCAATCGGCATTACGGTTGAGGCTGTCGCGGGCCAAAACAAATTCGTCAACGACGACCTCTCCACCAACGTGACTGAGCTTACTTTCGTACGCGGTCGTACGTACCGCTTGCATCAGCAGGCGGTAGCGAACAACGGACACCCGCTACAGTTCTCCGAAGTCTCCGGCGGGCCACACTCTAACGGCACCCCTTACTCAACAGGCATGAAATTCATGTTGGGCGACCCAACTGCGACAGCGCCTTTCACTGTAGAGACGACGGTAAACGCGGATTGGGTGTCTGGTCACGTAACCCACAATGGCAAGACGCGGATCATCGAGTGGACTGTACCTGCCAGCGCTCCGAATACTCTTTACACCTACTGTCCTAACCACACGAACATGGGTTACGCAGTCTCAATCGTGGACGAAGATACCGTAGCGCCACACGACACTCAGACTGTTCTAGCCACCACCAGCATCTTCAACGCCTCTAACGGCGATGCTGATCGTCGATACGACCTGACCTTCGACGGAAATGCCTTCATGCGCGAGAAGCGTTTCTACGCTCTTCCTTTGCTCGACAAGTACGAGAAGGCTGAGATTGAGGCTGGGGAAATCTTGGAGCGTACAGCGATTATGGCGAGCGTTGGTGAGCAGATAATCGTCACCGCGTCCGAGGACAGCATCGTAGTTCGAGTTCACGGCATTGAGGAGTAAGCCCACATGGCACGCATTCGCAGAAAACTAAAGATCACGGGCGACGAATATAACTTCGGGGGAGGGGCTTCTGTCTCTTCCTCAACAGCATCCGGTGGCAGCTTTGTTAAGATCGCCAAGGGCAGCATTTCGACTACCAACGCAAGCCATGATGGCTTTCTTGCCAATGGTGCCACTGTCAAAATAACGCAAGATGTAAACACTGCTATTCCGGCAAAAGATCAGTACATCTACTTTGACAATGCGTGGGAGACGGAAAACGGCGTTATTAGTTACGAGTTTTTAGACGGCGCTACCGCTCTCCCAGCGGGCATAACTTCTACGAACGACCTCGATAACACTGGCGGTACAGGTTACATTAGGTTCACGGGAACGCCTACGGCAGTGGGCAAGACCAGCTTTAAGGTGAAGGCATCTTACCCTTCTGGCACTACTGACGAGCAAGTGGAACTTACATACATCTTGAACGTCTTGACCGCTAACTACACACCAATTTGGACGGGTGTACTCTCTAACGAGGTAATCTGGAAAACGACCGAACCGCAAACTATATTTGCAGGGCCGACCACATCTGCGCCGGGGGTGACTTATACTCTTTCAAACGTCAGCGGCTTCCCAGCGGGCATAACACCGCTTATCAACGCGGCCACGGGCGACGTTTACATCGGGCCAACAGGAGCGTCTATGATCGCCGCTGCTCCTCACGCATTCACGGTGACAGCAGACCTCGGCGAAGACGGCACAGTCGCCAAAGATGTAACTGGAGATATCTCCTACGGTGGGTTTTTCGGTGCTGCTTACTTCGGCCCCGGCAACTCAAAGGCCGACCCTTCTTCGTATGATGTTGTGGTAGGCAATAACCCGACCCACTTGACTGCCGCCCAGTACAGCACACTTTGGAACACATCCATCAAGTCAGGCGCTCTACGCCGCAGATGGGCCGATGCAGCGAGCACCAGCCCCTACAAAATGGACGGTAACTACGGCCTCACGTACAATGAGAACTGGAGTTTCAATCTTAACCAAGGTTCCGTAGGCCACCTTGGCCCGAAATGCAGCTCGCTTGGCAACACGGCCAACAACGGTTGGCACATTAAATTTTTCTGGACGGTCCCAAATTTGGTCACTAGCTTCAGCGTTGTAGCCACTGGCGCTGGAGCCACTGGGGCTTACACTTGGGCCAACAAAGGCGGCGGCGGCGGCGGCACGGCTTGGGTCAACGACGTGACCTGTACACCCGGCGAAATCTTCGAAGTTGCAGTTGGCCTCGGCCAGCGTTCCGTAAGCACGAATACTACAAATTGGTCTGGAACCACTTGGATGCGGCGTGTCACAGCGGCAGATTACGGCGCGAACGAATGGATTGTAATCGGCTACGGCGGCGGTCGCCAAAGCAGCCATGTTGCACCTATTGCAAATGGTAGAACCAACCCTGACGCGGCTAATCTTCTGCTTTCGGCTGATACATACCAACATAACGATAACTGTGACGGTGGTATGGCCGCCGCGTCCATGAATTACGGAACGTACGCCGCTAATAGCGGCGGAAACGCGGTTGCTTACCCCGGAGCCGGGGCAGGAGGATATGCTGGCGAAGGAGCTAACAGCTC